ACCGGCGCAGCATCATGGTTGCCCAAAACAAAGACAACGTGCTGTTTGAAAGCGGTTCCATGCGCGTGCGTGGCAATCCGCTGGTAAAGCCTGGGTGCTATGTCACGCTGGTGCGCGGTGCATTCCAGGCGTCTTATTACGTGGTCGCGGTGGATCATGACTACACGCCATTTTCTGGCTTCTTTTCCACGCTTACTCTGGAACGCGGGACGGGCTTTATAGAGCGCGTGAAACGCGGCGCACAAGCCAGTCCATATCTTGCTGAAATGATCCAAACAAATCTATGAGCCTTTCTCTCGCGCGCGTGGCGGCCATCCATCCGGGCGATCATTCGGTTGATCTGGTGATGTACGATACCGGCCGCCGAATATCCGGCGTGCAGGTCATGGCGGGGGTAGCCACGTCGAGTAGCGGCTCGCATGATATGGCGGTGCCCGATACGCCGCCAAGCGGCGACGTGTGGGATATGCGCCAGCCAACCGGCCGTGACATTATCGCGGTTGTCGGCAAGATCGGCGCAATGCCGATTGTGATGGGTTTTCTGTACCCTCAAATCAGCCAAATGCTGTTTGACGATACGAACCGGCGTGTTCACCGGCACGCATCGGACGTGTATTCAACGACGGATAGCGCGGGCAATACCGAGTGGGCGCACCCAAGCGGAACCTATATCCGTGTGGGGACCACGCCTGCGCATGAGGATTTGACGGGCAAGAATAACGACAAAACGTGGGCGATCACTAAAAACACCGATACGGCGGTGTTTTTCCATATGCAGGTCGGCAACGCTGGCGAAGCGGTCGCGAACGTGGATATCGACCCGGGTGGGAATCTGACGATATCGATCAATGGCAACGCCGTGGTGAACGTCGGCGGCACGACGGCGGTCACGTCAGTCGGCGCGGCGGTAGTCACTGCACCAGAAGTCACGCTGAACACGCCGCAAACCCTGTTGACGGGAAACCTATCCGTCGCGGGGTCCATGAATGTAATGAACTCCAACGGCGACCCGCATGCCTCGACATTCGTAGGCAGCATCGGCGTAACCAGCGGCGATGTGACGGCCGACTCGATTTCGTTGAAAGAGCACGTTCACAAAGAGAACGGCACCGGCGACGATACGGACCCGCCAACGGGTTAGCGCATGGAGAACCCTGTAGGGGGGTTCCCTTGCTTTCTTTCATTCCACACATCCATTGCCGCAGGAAGAAGCTTCATGCAACCCTGAACGGTATCCACATACGTGTAGACCCAGGGTGTTCCATTTCGGCTATTGAACACGACCCAAAATGAATCATATCCAGCGGGCGTCTTCATGAAGCTGATCGCGAGGTTATGCCCATATCGGGTCGCGGAATCCAGGATCAAATTAACCACTTCCTGTCTTACCGGCGTGCAGGTTCCGCTTTTCGGATCAAGCGCTGCCCAATTGGCCGCGTGAGCGGCAGCGCTGGCAGCAAGCAATAGCGTGGCGATCAATAGTTTTTTCATGGTTTTTTAACCAAAAAGCAAACCCCGGCGATGCACACATCATCAAATCCGGGCGGTGGGGTGGCCCCTTTCGGGATGGCGGTAGGTCTGATGTAATCGCACTCGGGATCGGGGGCGTCTCCGCAATAAAACGATCCGTCAAACCCGGCTAGGCTTACGCCATTGGCCTGCCCGCTCAAAACCGCCAAGGCGATCGATGGGGGAACCTTATCCACGGCGGCCTGAATTTGCTGTTCATCGTTGTAGCGGCGCGCGGCCGGATCCTGCGGCGGCGCTGCCTGGGTGGCGGCGCTCAACAAAACCAAAACTGCTACAAAAATTCGCTTCATTTTCTTGGCCTTTTGTGGGTTAAGTTTTTCGATGACCGGACTATATATCCCGCAAATTTTTTGCGCAAGTTATTTGTGAGTTGTCGTGACGCCACAATGGGTCCATGTTCTTCGGTTCCCCGTCTAGCCAAAAAGCGGGCCTGCGTCCCATTAGCTTCGTCCTCGATGACTTGGCTTCGGGAACGCCGCCCACGAGCGTCGATCTGGTCATCCGGCCGGAGGAATTGACACGCACCGATTCATCGCGCATGTCCGTGGTGCAAACGCTCGGCGGTGCCTGGGCAGATAATTTCGGGCCCGGGCTGCCACAAATCACGATTTCAGGCCATACCGGCTGGCGGCCGCAAGCCTTTACCGGCGACGGCGAAGCGCGATTTGCGCAATTGAAAACAATGGTTTTCGACCAATATCACATTCGCAAACAAGCGGCGGTGATGGCCGGGCGTGATCCGAATCTGGTGCAACTGATTTTCTCGGATGCGCTGGATAACTTTTCCGTTTCCGTGGCACCGGGCCAGTTTGTTTTGCGGCGCTCGAAATCTCGTCCGCTCTTGATGATGTACCAGATACCGATGACGGTTCTGGACGAAAACGCCAATCAACTGGCAAACCTCACCTTCGGCAGCCTCTTTGACGACGCGCTGTCGGGCCTGGGCCTATCGAGCTTGGCCGCCTCCATAAGCTCGATCATATCCAAGGTGCAGGGCGCGATCGTATGGGTGCAAACCAATATCATTGGCCCGGTCATGTCGTATGTGTCCACGGCGATGGCGCTTTACAACACGGTCTATTCGGCAGTAGCCAACACGATCCAGTTTGGCGATAACGTCATCGGCTCGATCATGTCCGTGGCGCAAACCTCCGCGCAGGCCGGGGCAAACCTCTTTCGCATGCTGGCGTCGGTGGCCGATCTACCGCAAAGCGGTGTCGCGGCGCTCGGCTCGATCGCCAACGATTTCACGAACATCTTTTGCGTGTTGAATAACGCGCTTACGCAACAGGAATCCTACCAAGACTATTCGTCGCTGTTCGGATCCTCGAATTGTTCCAGCACAAGCGGCGGCCGTCCGTTAAGCGTGCTGTCCGATGAAAACCCGTTCTATTCGGTCATCCCGGACAGAATGGCTTCGCCATTGACGATCACACCGGCCGCGCAGGTCAGTATGGGCAACCTCGCCAACACCGATATCGTGCTTGATCCTATGTCGTCGGCAACACTGGTATCTGAAACCACTACGGTGGCTCAAGGCTTCGCGGTAGCTGCGCCCGTTGATCTGACGGTGGCCGCATGACCGTTCAATTCGCACGTCCACTCTACGGCTTCAAATTCGCGCAAATACGACGCGGCGACACGCTGCAAAATATCGCCGCGCGCGAGCTTGGTGATGGGAAGCGCTGGTACGAATTGATTTCGTACAACAAGCTTATTTATCCCTACCTCGTCGATGATGCGGCCGACGCTGCGCCGGGCGTTTTGGTCGCGGGCAGCATGCTGCTGGTGCCAGCGCCCGCGCCTGCGGTCATAACCACGACGGCGGCCGAAGATGTTTTCCAGGTCGATATCGGCTTAACCAATGGCACGCTCAATACCGATGGCGGCGATTTTGTGCCGGTTTCCGGCCGCCAAAATCTTGAGCAGGCCATCGTGAACGTCATTGGCACGTCGCAGGGCGAGATTATTCGCCATATGGCGTACGGCTCCATGCATCGGCGCTACATCGGCGCGGTGAATGGCCCTACCTCGGCGCTGCTGGTTTTGAAAACCGTGACGGCGGCCATTGAATCGGATTCACGCATCAGTAGTGTCACCAGCGCCACCGCAACGTCGGTCGGAGACGCGTTACCTGTTGTCATCGTGGCGCAGCCCGTGGCCGGGGACGCCATCAAAATTACCGCACAGACGTAAGGAACATTATGGCTTTCCAAATTAAGGACTTCACGTCGATCACGGCATCCATGATTAATTGGATGAAAGTGACGACGAAGAAGGTCAGCGACTACAACATCGGCTCGGTTGTACGCTCGATGCTGGAAGCCGTGGCGGCGGAAATCGACGAGCTTTATCAGCAGTTTTTCAACGGCATTACGGAGGCGATCCCGCGCGCGGTCTACCTCACCTTTGGCTTTGATTCGCTGGCGGCCGTGTCGGCCTCGGGCCTATGCCGGGTAACGATCGCCAGTTCCACCACGCAAACGGTCATCCCTGCTGGCACAACGTTCATCGGTGATGGCCTGACGTCTGAATACATATCCGGGGCCGATACGATCATCACGCCCGGGGACACATTCGCGGACGTGCTGATTACGGCCACCACTTCAGGTATCGTCGGCAACATTGCCGCCGGGGTAAATTTCACGCTTACACCGGCTCCGGCGGGATTTGTCTCGGCTGCGAATCTATCGCGGTTCATCAACGGGCTGGACGTCGAAAGCGACGACGATAAAGAACTCCGGTTCGCCGATTACATCAGCTCGCTCGATCGAGGCACGGTTACGGCCATTGAATTCGGTCTGAAAACGACGCAGCTTACCGATGCTTCGGGCAACCCCACCGAGCGCGTCGTCTCGGCCGTGGTGATCGAGCCTTGGGTAACGGATAGCACGCAGCCGATTTCATACGTGGAATGCTATATCCACAACGGCGTAGGAAATACGTCATCGGCCCTCTTGGCTCTGGCTACCCAAATCGTCTACGGCTACACAGATGCCAACAACGTCAAAATACCGGGCTGGAAGGCCGCAGGCGTCACGGTCGATGTGTTCATCGCCACCGAGCAATTAATCCCCGTCACGGCCACGCTGACCGCGCTGGCAGGCTTTGATAAGCCGACGCTCGTCACGGCCGCCGAGCAAGCGGTGTTCACTTACATTCAAAGCCTCGATATCGGCGAAACGGCGATCTACTCAAAAATGGTCGAATTGGTGATGGATATCGCGGGCGTCTACGACTTTGACCCTTCCGCACCCGTTCCAGGCACGAATACGACGGCGGCGCGCAATGTGAAATTGATGCCCGGCGCGATCGCGATCACCTGACCCCATGCGCCTAACTCAAAAACTCCTGAATACGCTGCACCGGGTCTTCGATAAGCAACCGGCGGAGTTTCTTGCGCTGCGCCTGCAGTACGACGGCGGCATGGTGTGGACGGTCGCGGAGGCTACGCTCTCCACGGTTGTGGATGGCGGCTCTGGCGTCAATCTGACGGTTGATCTGACGCAGTACACGGTCGGCCAACTTATTAATTTTCTGGCATCGCAGCCCGGGTATTCGATCCCATTTGGCGATACGGATGAAAATTCGGTGCTTTCGTCGCGGCTGCTGCTTGATGGCACAAACGATATCAGCCTATCCAACGGCGATCATCTTTACGGTTATACGAACGTTCTGTTTTCGTTCCTTGAGGCCAATGCGCTCGAGCTTGAAAATGCGCAGGCCCAAATTCCGAATGCGATCGCGCAGCTATCTACCACGACGGCGCAGGCCTATTGGCTAGACCGCCTGGGCAACTTCTACGGCGTGCCACGGCTGGCGGGCGAGGCTGATACCAGCTACAGCCCTCGAATTCCGGCCGAAGTGCTGCGCCCGCGTGGCAATAACGTGGCACTCGAAAATGCCATCAAAGCCTATACCGGGCAGGATGCGCTCGTCACCGATGTAACCCTGTACGGCTCGACCTTTCCGTTGTATGACGGCGAGATAACGCGCAACAGCATTTGGGATTACGCGGCCACCGCGCAACCGCTCTACGGCCTGTTCGACGTGGAATACGGCTACGACCTATTGAACGGCGGCGATATCACGGCGTTTGCGGCGATCGTCACCGGCATCATTGATCGGTTGCGCGACGCGGGCACTCACATGCGGTCCCTGCTGCTTAAAGGCTCGGATATCAGCGACACGTTTACGCCGCCCACGGACGGCGCTTCGGATACTAGCGATCTAGGCATTGACGTGGACGGCGAATTCACCGACACACTCACGTCGCCTACTGATGCGCTGGATCCTGTGGACGTGGGCGTGGGGGCGATGACGGACACGCTGGATGCACCGCTCGATGGATTGGGGATCATGGTCCTCTACAACTATCGATACAACAGCGTTCGGCATCGTGACAGCAAAATCTATTACTTGGGTAACACGGCGACCGCTGAAAACGTCGGGTCCGTCGGGGATATACCGTTCGACCAACTTCTTCGCGCGGATGGCAGCGTTATCGCCGACGGCTCACAAATATCAGACGGCTTAAGGTAAACGCATGGCAGACTTTGACGGAATTATCGACCCCACCGCTGGCTGGCCTGATATGCAGGAACTCAGCAACACGGCGGTAATGCTTGGTGGCCCTGGTGCGGCTCTGAATTCGCAGGCGACGACGGCGGCAGCGCGATTGAAACTTATTCGAAGCGCTTTCACGGTGCTACAGGTTTTGGACCTAACTGCGCCGACTAACAGTGATCTTTACGATCGCGTATCTAGAATCGCTTTGATTACTGATCGGATATATGCGGGCGGAGCCGACCCGACCGGGGTTGCTGATTCTGCGCCAGCAATCAATGCCGCGCTTGCCGCAGGAATGTCGCCGCTAGCTCCAAAAGGGACGTTTCTTTGCAATAGTGGCCTTACGCTGGCAGCGAATGGGCAGCGTATTTTCGGTGCAGGAATGAATCAGACGACGTTTAAATTCGTCGGTAATTTTGACTGCATCACGATCAACAATAGCGGTGGACAGGGCGCAGGGTTTGAGAATTTGAAGATCGATGCCTCCGGCATGACCGGCGGCTATTCGTTTGTCGCGAACAACACGACGATTTTTGTGGTTGAGAACGTGCGATGCGTCAACGGCTGGAACGGCGTACGGATGGCGCAAATAAACTATGGCGTCGTGTCTAACTTCTCGTCCGTTGGGAATCGTGGCACCGTTATCTGGAATAACGACGGCACCACGACGCGCTCGGATGGCCTGCGTCTCTATAACGTTCTGCTGTCCGGCTCCACAACGGCGACGCCCAAACCTTACCCCGATGGGTTTGTTGTTGACGGGTTTTTCAACACCATACTGGCTGTCGGTCTGGTGTGCTTGAACGTCGATCACGGCATCTGGCACAAAAATAGCGCGGCGACGACCGTCGGCAACTTTGCCAGATATTTCGACTTCGAGGGCGATCTTGTAAACCGTTCCGAGCAGGTTCGGTTAGATGTCGGCGTTGATATCCACTTTCTTGATATTTATGCTCACGGCTCGCTTACGACGGATGGCATCTATCTTGCCAACGGCGTTAGTAATGTGTCGTTTATCGGTGGCAAGACGACGGGCCACGCGCTTCGCGGAATAAACAATAACGCTCAGGATGTGCGCCTGATAGGGGTAATGGTCGGCGGAAATTCTCAGGCTGCTGTGGGCGTTTCTTCCGGGATATATTGCGGCGCTACGGCGATCGGTTTCGATGCTGTCGGTTCATCTTCCGGGCTGGATGTGAGCGCAACCAAATCCCAAAAATACGGCGTTGAGTTTGCCCCTGGCGCGCAAGACTGCCATTACGTGGGCGGCAGGTTACGAAACAACTTGACCGGCGAATACTCGATTGATCCGGCGGCAGCGGAAGGCCAGCAGACGGTTGTGGGCCACGGCGGCGATACGCCCGACACAAACAACCTATATGAAGCCGTTTCGATGAGCGTGGGCGACCCTGTCCACGTCATTGCCAACGGCGTGAAGCGCGTCGTCTTGACCGGCGGCGGCACGCTGGCCTCCTATGGCGTGCAAATGCCTGCGCTGCCAAAAGATGGTGCCACGGTAAAGATCTGCTGCGAGGTAGCGATTACGACGCTGTCAATCACGGGAAATACCGGGCAGGTTTTCAAAAATGCGCCGCCAACAACCGCTGCTGCCAATGCGTTTTTTGAGTGGATATACCGCAAAAGCTCGGTTACGTGGTATCGGATCGGCTAAACGCAGTCGCGTCATGGCACCGGTCGTGACGCGACAATCATCCTATCCCTTGGAGGTCTTGGCGTGAGCCTTAAATTTTCCGATATTTCCGCTGCGCCAATCGGCCATTTCCATTTGGAAATCTTCCGCAAAGGCAAGCTAATCGAGGTGTTCGATCAAAAAAACCTGATCGTTCTGAACTCGAAGAAAATTCACGCGCATTTGCTCGGCGGCGATGTGACGGGCTATTCCGTCTCGCAAATATCGTACGGGTCAAACCCGACCGCGCCCGTCAGTGGCAACACCACGATCACCACGCCGTACACAAAGGCGCTTGATGGCGAAACCTACCCTGTCGACGGAACCGCCTCGTTCGCGTTCTCGCTTGGTACTGGCGAAGCCAACGGGCTGGCGATATCGGAGTTTGGTCTGCTCACAGCTTCTGGCCTCCTGTATGCCCGCAAAACGCGTACAGCCCCCCTGAACAAAGACACGGACATTACGTTATCCGGGTCTTGGTCGATAGTGTTCTAGGAACGAAATGGCATTTCAACCAGAAGTCGCAACCTACGATTCGGGGGTCTATCAGCTAGAAGTAGTGGACCCTGTTGATGGCGGTGTAGGTGCCGTATCGAACAAGCCACTGCTGAATCTGGCGAACCGGACAAAGTACCTTAAGGCCCATGTCGATGCGCTTGAGACGGCCTCCGGCACGCTCGCGCCGATAAACTCGCCTAACTTCACCGGCACGCCCACGGGCCCCACGCCGGGGCTTGGCGATAACAGCACGAAATTTGCCACCACGGCATTCGTACAAAATACGGTAAGCGGTATTCTGAATAAGAACGTCGCAGGCGGCTCCACGGTCACGCTGACGACGGTCGAGGCGGGCAACGGGATCTTGAATTTCATTGGTCTATTGACGGCCAATATCGCGGTCATCGTCCCAGGTGGAAGTGATAAATGGACGGTCCGGAACCAAACGACCGGTGCATTTTCGCTTACCGTGAAAACGGCATCTGGCACCGGCGTGGTTGTCGCGCAAGGCAAGCAAAACGACTTATGGTGCGACGCGACCAACGTCATCCCCGATATCACTGATTTCAATTCCACGGCGTTTAGCGGCGTGCCTACGGCTCCCACCGGCACGACGGGCGACGTAAGCACCCAACTCGCCACAAACCAATTTGCTCAAACGGCGGCCGACAACTCGGCCATTGTTTACGCTTTAATTCTATAAGGCCCGATCAATGCCTACGTTCAATCGCGCCCTCGGCTCGCTTACGAACACGCCGACCCCGCTGATTACGTACAGCGGATCAAAGTCGCTCGTCCTGAACTCGGTATCGTTTGCCAACACCGACGCCTCCGTGGTGCAAAACGTTCTGGTCACCGTCACGGTCGGCGGCATAACGAAATTCATCAACAAGGGCGCGGCGGTTCCGGTAGCAGGCACATTTTGCTTGCGGCCTGAAACCCAAATCATTCTGCTTCCCGGTGACGCGATCAATGCCTATACAACCGGCGGCGTCGCGGTCGATTACTACATCACTACGACCGAGGTCTAACCGTGGGTGCTCTTGGCTATTCCACCGCGCCGCAAACCGCCGTCCCGACGCAGCCGGTTACCGACAAATCGACGGATGCCGCCAGCACGGCATTCGCGCAATCGATGTGTCCCGCCGGGTGCGTTCTCGCTTACGCTGGCGCTACAGCTCCGCCTGCCTTTTTGATGTGCGACGGCTCGCCCGTATCGCGCACCACCTATCCGGCGCTGTTCGG